TTTTGAGCTAATTTATCTTCAGCATTAAAACGCTCATTAATTTTTGGGATTAAATTTGATTGACCTAAAATGGTTGCTTTGTTGATTTCCTCCTCTCGTCTTTTGCTTCTAGCAACTGTTTCTGAGTCATATGTTGCCTGTAGCTGTTTAACTTCCTCAAGAGTTTTAGCGCGTGCCTTATATGCTTCATCTTCGAACTTCGAAAGATCGCCGATTGCTTTTGAGGCTGCTTCGGGGTTATCTCCTAAAATTTTACTAAGCTGATTATAGTAAGAGTCTTGTTTGGCTAAATGCTGTGAAGCTTTATCTTTGCCTAGCTTTTTCCCTTCATAATCCCACCCGATAAAATTTTTCCCCACGATTTTTTCTAAACTTCGATAGTCTAAATCATCATTAAGAAGAGCGGCTTTAGATTTGCTATAACTTTTATTAGTCATAACCTCTTGCAATAAAAACTTAGCTTGCGCATCTAAAGCATCTTGGGTTTGCTGGATTTTTCCATTTTTATCTAAAACACCTTGTCCCTGTAAGGACTGCATGAGTTTAGTTGAGCGAGTCTTTTGCCAAGAAATAAATCCAGTATTTGTATAACCATTATTTTCATCCTTATGGCTACCAAACATTGCCTCATTTCTAAAATCATTCTCGCGCCCAACTTGAGCTGTCATTACTCGTGCTTGCTTATCTCCCAATCCAGCATTACGGAAAGCCTGATATACACGAAGCATATTTCTCACTCGCTCATTATTCCCTGCAAGTAGAACAGCTTGTTTGGCAGACTCTTTGGTTTGCTTTCTTTTAGCTTCAGTTAATTTATCTTCTCGCTCCTGTTGTTCTTCGATGATCTTGAGATTTCTAAGTGCGCTATCAATTTCATCTTTAGACAAAATCGCACTCATTCCTTTAGCTTTTTGCAGTTCTAAAATGGCATTAGCTTGAGCAACGGTGTAACCTTTATCAAGCCATCCTGATTTATAGATTGAGTCAATAACGCTATCTTTTTGCTTGGCTTGATAATCTTGTAAAGCCTTTGTTGCCTTTTCAGCCTCACTAGCAGTATTCCCCAAAGCATCCGCTTGCTGTTGATGCTGAGCTGCTGCATTCTGGGCTTTATTACCGGTTAAAGTTACTTCAACACCGAAGATTTTTAACTTGTCAGCAGATTGAGCTGCTTTAACTGAATTTTGATCATATTGGGCAGCTTGCTTTTTAAGATTTTCATATAGATCTGTAGGCAACTTAATTTTATTTAAGCGTTCTATGGCTTCTGTATAGCTGATAGTACCTTTACGTGCCTCTTGAGAAATTTTTTCAACTTCCCAATTGCCACGAGCATAGTTTTCGATATCAATTAATGCAGATGCAACAGAACGTGACGATTTCTCTAATGCTTCATTCTGGGCATTAAATGCAGCTGTTAGATCATTAACAGCTTTTGTCTTATCATTGCCAGCTAATTTTTTTAAAGCCTCATCTGTTCTCTCAGCAACTTTTGCTTGTTCTTCAAGCTTTTTATTAGCTTCAGCTGTGTTGTCTCGCATTAATAAATATCCAGCTGCTAAACTTGCTACTGTAATCCCAATACCAACTGGACCACCAAGTAAACCTAAAAGCCGTGATCCTATCCCTACACTTGCCGCACCAGCTGCTGCTGATCTTGATTGAGCTACAGCCAATGCATCTTCAGCAAGTGCCAATTCTCTTGTAACTTGAGCCTCAATTTTCTTTAACTCAGCCATACGAGTTAATGTAGCAGCACGGCCTTTTTCAGAGATTTGGGATTTTAAGCGCTGTACTTCCAAAGCTTTCTCAGCCGCAATAGCAGCTAAAGTTGCTTGAGTATTTGCAACAACGGCTTGAGTGCTAATTACTTGTTGAGCAGCAGCAGCGCGCTCGGCCTGAATTGCAGTATACTGCGTTACGGTTTGAGCAGCTAATTCCTTAATTTTTGCAGCTACAGCAACACCTGAGGCATAAATTGCAGGAATGTAGGTTCCAAGCCAATAAGCACCACCAACCATCATTGCAGAAGTTAAAACATCTAGGTTTCCGGCTAAAGTCTGAATGTTGCCCGCTAAAACTTGTGCTGCACCTGAGCCCTTTCCTGACTCCCCAACAAATTTAGTAATCTCGTTGTTGAGCAGCGTCAAAGACTGTCCAATAGTGATATCGGTTTTTGCAAAGAGTGCATCAACATCTTTTTCTACATTTCGGAGTGCTTTTACAATCTCTTGAGATGTAATTTTCCCTTCAGCCGCAACTGAACGCAATTCGCCTACAGTAATACCCATACCCTGAGCAATTGCTTTTGCTAATGCAGGGGTTTGCTCCATTACAGAGTTAAGTTCTTCACCACGCAAGGTTCCACTTGCTAATGCTTGTCCAAACTGAACTAAAGCAGCATCAGCTGCTGATGCACTCGCCCCACTGATAGCAACAGCTTTAGACACTGTTTCAGTTAAACGAGCAGTGTCATCCATTGTGAGATTAAGTGTTTTTGCATTATCACTAAAACGTTGATACACCTGCAATACAGAATCCCAAGCTGAATATGTTTTTTGAGCAATTCGGAAAGTGTCCTCAGTAGCCTTATTTAGCTCAACTTGGTTGTTAGTCACTAACTTAAGACGGTTCTGAAGGCCCGTATAAGTGTCCATATTATTAATGGCAGCACTTACAGTAACCAATCCAGCCATGTAGCCAGCAAGTTGGCGCGTTGCCACAGACAAACTATCCATTGATTTACTTGCAAAGTCGCCTTTGCGCTCAATGCTATCCAACTCATTGCCTAGATTGCGCGCATTTCGTTCTGCATTTTTAGCATCAATTACAATGACCAAACGGGATTCTTGTGCCATCTTACTTTCCTCTAGGCAATAAAAAACCCGCTTTCGCGGGTTAATTGTTTAATTTGAATTAATTTCTCAGTGCTTTCTCACAATATGGCGATGCATTTTGTAAGTTTGGATCTGGGCTGTACTGGTAACTACCTCCACCATAGTAGTTAACTTTTAACTCAAGTTTAGAGTCAGTTTTACTTTTAATCGTTTGCTTTAACCCTGATTGAACAATAATTTCATTACCATTTACTTTTAGCTTTTCAATAGAATCTTTACCATTCCAACTGGAACACATTAGACCAGTGCCATCTTTATTGAATGAGTAAGTCACAGCGTATGGGCCATTATTGCCCGTCCAAAAGCCATTGAGATCCGTTGATGTTGGTATTACAGACATGTATTGATTATTCATCATATCTGTTGTGGCTGCACAGCCTCCCAAACCTAGAACCAAACTCAATAAAACAACCTTCTTCATCTCATTCTGCCTCAAATAATTTTTTGACTTTTCAAGTCTTGCAATAACTCACCAATATTAGTTGATATTGCCGAACGAACAGCTTCGGAGTCTGTACCGCCCATTGCCTTAGGTGAAGCCTTGTGAGTCTTAATTAATTTCTTATAAATAACTTGATCATTTTTAGTTACTGTATATTCCACATCTAAATAAAAATCTACTTCAATAAATCCAATCCAGTCATACAAGAATTGCTGAATATCTCCACTAATTTTTAATTCCGCATTTTCTTTAGGATTAAATCCAGCTGCTATCAATTCTTTCGTTAAAGATGATTTTAACAATACATCAGCATTATCGGACATATACATTGTTCCAATTGCAGCAGATGGCTTTTGAAATTCATTTTTCTTTACCAAGCCTTTTTGAGCTGGAATATATTGAAATTTACCGACAGCAATATCACCCTGTCCACGGATAGATGGTGATGCAACATAATTAATTGGCATCGTGGTTGAACACCCGCCCAACAAAGCCATTAAGCCCAACAAAAAAATCTTTTTCATATATAAACCTATCAAATATCAAAATTTAAAAAATCAGCTAATAATCCCAATAAAAATTATTAAAGCTATAAATAAAATAACTCCACTGATTATCCATTCAGATTTAGGGTAACCCCATACATTATCTGGATTATTAAAATCAGGTTCTCTTCTACGTGTCGTTTTCTTAGTATGACTAGAGAACTTAGAATAAGATAAACCAGTACCTGGAATACCTACTGTTGTGCGAGTACCCTTCTTACTTACATTTACACGTGCACCTTTCCCACCCACGGAAACACTTGATAGCCCTTTTTTACTAACATTGACACGGATTCCAGGAGCAATTTTTATACTTTTTCTAAAATTCAATCCCATCACATCACCTATCTAGAGCAGATCTTTTTAGAAGCACTGATGGAACCATCATTACAGACAAACTTACTACCATCGCAATGACTTACCCCACCTTTCTTACCAGAGCACGGTTGTCTCCCTCTACCTGCTTCCGCAAAATTTAATGAGCTTAGAACTAATAAAAGACTTAAAATGACTTGTTTCATGAATTTCACCGTTTGTTATAAAGTGTACTAACTTTAACAAACTGGTTACTAAATGTCACATAAAGCAAGACCACCCGAAGGTGGTCTTTTAAATCAGGCTATGCATGTAAAAGTTTTTCAGCACCAGCGGCCAAAAAAGCAGAACGAGTTTTAAATCTTTTATCTTTACCTACATTATCATCAATCTTGCGAATTAAACGGCTAGGTAAAGTTACGTTGATTTTTTCAGGCTTACCAAGATAACGACTAACATCCACCTCAGTAACAGCCCAGATCATGCCTTTATAATCTGGATCATCTACAAATTTTGCTAAGTCAGATGCTAATGGAATTTCTTCTCCATCTTCAGCAAGGATTTCTAAGTGGCCAGAAATTGCCTCTTTAACGTTCTCGATAGCTTCCTCTAATGTATCGCCTGCGCTAAAACATCCTGGAATATCTGGAACGGTGACACCAAAGGCCTCGGTGTCTGTACCTCTCTCAATAGCAATTGGATACAACATTGCACTCACCTCATGTACAAAATCGTACTGCGAAATAGGACTATATGAGTCTGATTGAAGCGGGTCACTTTAGACCCGCTTGCTTCAAAATGCTTTTAACAGTTCCGCTTGGTAAATCCTTTTTAGGATGCGGGATAGTAACTAATCCCTTTTTGGTTGGGTGTTTAAAGTGATGATGACTTCCTGAAACCCTAACCTCATACCAACCGTCTGCTTCAATCATTTTGATTAAATCCAGACTTTTCACACCGTCCCCTTATTAACTTGATGAGATAATTATAACCCTAGGGTTGTTTTCAGTAAATACCTCTAGGGTTATTTTTTAGTAGAATGCTTCATTTTTTTATGCGAATCATCAAGAAAAATATTATCCATAGCGAATATGCAGTCGTTAAAAATATCTCTGTCGACTGGTAGTTCATAATGATCACAATATGCAGATATAGATGAAATATCTAAGGCTAGAGGAATACCTTGCTCATAACGTCTTGAGCGTGAAATGATGTTATATGCCGTTAATATTGCATGTGAGGTAAATGAATATTCAGGCTTCTGGAATTCTTCTGGCTTCTTCAAATTTAAGGCTTGGGCGATTGCCGTTTGCTTCTGGTTGTAGTCACTCGCTTCTTGCTCTGAGTTGAACTTTGACCAGTTGTAGAGCTTGAGGACTTTCCCACCACTTCATCCTTATAAGAATCTGCTTCTTTTTGGATGTTTTCTGCTTCTTGTCTCACAAACAACCAGATTGCTACGCCAAGATCACCTAGATTCAACAATTTAATTGCATTTTCCTGCGAATATTCTGGTTCATACACAATCAATTCTTGGTTTTCGGTTACTTCTTCAAAAACTACGCCTTTCCAGTCCTCAATTAAATGGCAGGCTGCAGCTTCAAGAAGCAATTCATGATAGAGCTTGTCATCTTTACTAGCTTTACTTACGTCATAACCTTTAGATGTGATTTGGTTATTTGCTCGTTCAAGAGCTACTTGATATGGTTTATATGCGATACCTCGTATCTTAAATTCAGCTAAAACATTGCCATCGCCATCAACATACTCCCGCCATTTGCTAACTGTTTTACTGGTCTGAATGCTTACTTTTAAAGCCATTTTAAACTCCAAAAAAAGCAGCCCTAAGGCTGCTATCAGATTAATATTTAAGGCGCAGGAACTGCTGCTGGTGTACGAGTAATTGTTGGTGCTACTTCTACGACTTTATATTCGAATGAAGCATTTAAAAGATCTGAATTACCACCACTAGGTAATGGAGCTGTAATTTCAGCTTTAGGAATAAAAATTTCATATTTATTCCCATCTGTATCAGTGATTGGAACTTTTAATGAAATCGTTTTGTTAGTGAATTGCTTTTCATACATATCGGATGTATTGCGTGACCAAGCTGCGGTAAATGAGCCAGTACCTGCAGCAAGCATTTCTAGGATTGCACGAGCATCAATACCACCACCTAAACAGCGTTGTAGCTGCATTGTGTTATCCCAATTAAATGTAAAAGCGGTCAAGCATGAAATCCCAGCTTGAGAAACGCCGTCAATTAAAATGTCACCTACAGAGACATTCGACATTTTAGGATTGTTATCTGCCGCTGTAATTGTTCCAGCCGGTGCTGAAGAAAAGTTTGTACGACCAAGAGCCATAAGGCCGAAAGTCATTGTAATTAAGCCAGCTTCAGGAATATCAATTCCAAAAGTGTTTACATGACACCCACGGAAAACATGGTAGTCATTAACATCTTCAAAGCCACGTAAAACAGAAAATGTTTGACGAAGTGTGCCACCAAAAGTTAATACATTTGACGACCAATTATTAAAAGCAGCTGCAGCCATTAAGTCTTGAACTAATGAACTGTACTTCGCTTCACATTTTAATTCACCGGCATACTCTGCACCGGTAATCATTGATGAACGTGCAATACGGCCACTTGTGATTGAGTTAGAGTCTTCCTTTGTTACTGTCGCATCAAGGCCATTTTCAGTAAATTCAAAGGTCGTACGTACGAAGGGTGATGGTGTGGTACCAACAGTGGTTTCCTTCGCGATTTGTGTTATCTGACGTGCACCACTCGACATATCTATATACTCCGACGTTAGGCATAAAAAAAGCCACCCGAAGGTGGCTATAAAATTAGGGACGTAAAAAAACCGCCCTTAGGCGGTAACTTCTTTAAAACTTAATATCAATCATCCAAATCAACACCTACTCCAGTAACAATATTTAAATTTGGTCCATTTATGCTATTAACATTAGCGAGGCGAATTTTTACATCAGAAATACATAATTTATTAGACAACTGCCATTTACTTAGCTCCTTAGCCATTACATCTGCTAAGTGACGTTCAAGTTCTTGTTTTTTAATTTCAATTTCTTCTAGCGTCAGCATGCAGGACATATCAATTCACCCTATAACCAATCGTCACATTATACTGAGTGAAGTCAGCATCTTGACCGACAAAAATTGATTGACCATTCAAACATTCTAAATGTTCGACTGAAAAATATTCAAAATGTGCCAGCAAAGCATCACTAAGTTCTGTTACTCCCCTGTCTCCAGTATTAGGACGGGCAAAACATTGAATTAAGATATTCCCAGTACGGCGTGTACACGGCTTATTTCCTAGTCCAGCAATAAAACTTGGTCCTCCCGTAATGGTTAAACGACACCACACACCTTTTGTTGGTACCGTAAAACCTGGTGCATTTGGATACTGGATTCTGTCTTGAGATATTCCTGTGAAGCTCATCATACGGTCGACTATTGCTTGTCTAGCTTGCTCTAATGTCATTGCCATATTAGCCACCGTACTTTTGAGTAATGTAAGTAAACGTTGTGCTATAAATGCCCTGCGGTGCTTGATCGGACCAACCATTCTCTAAGCGCTCAGCATAGGGCTGGTTGTTTTGAATATAGATCAAACTACCAAGTTTAAATTTCACAGCTTGAATCGCGGCATCTTGCAATGCATTAGTAGAAGGCTCTCGCACACCGTAATCACCAGATCCAATAGAAACAATATGTGAAGCTCGATAAGCACCTGTATCGACAGGACTTGAAACAACGAGTGATTGCACTGTATCCATGGTGATTTTTTTTACATGCTCATCTGCCTGTTTCTCAACTTCAAAACTAAAGCTGCTCGGCCTTGCTCCCTTCCACCCCATGTTTTTTAACCTCACTTGCTTCGAACATTTCAAAAAGGTCTTGAGCGATCGCTTGAATCGAATACGCTTCAAACTCTACACTCGGCTCGCGCTCACCCATTCGCCGTTTTACTATTTGCCAGATATGAACAGCCTCATGTAAAAGCAATCCATAAACTTGTATTTGGTCCTTATCCGCTGTATCACCAATTTGGACAATTGCATAAGCGCCGTCTGAATAAGAACTAACCTGAGCATCTGCCCCCATATCTAAAAATTGATCAGCTTTGCCCATATCTTCAAATAACAAATCCATGTGTAGTTGATTTCGAGCAAGCGTGTACTGCACATGTTGGAAAGGAGAGATATACCATTCAGGAATATAATCTATACTTATCATCTAAACTCCAAAATTGCATTCATTAAAAAACCCGCCGAAGCGGGTTTAATTATCATTTTTAGAATTATCCAAGCCCAACAAAAACATTGGTACCTTTAACGGTATTATTTGAAAAACTTGATCCACCAATATTTAACTGAAAAGGAGTTCCCGTAATATTTAATCCAATCGGTCTTAAATCTAAATGAGAAATTGTAGCTGATTTTTCACCATTGCTTTTTACACGTAAAATTTTAAAAGTGCTTTTATAATAAACTTCAATAACACCATTAGTTGGTTTAACTACTGATATTTCTTTAGCTTTAGAAATATTTTCCTCAACAATTAATGAAAGAGTTTTGGTATGAATATTTGTTACTGCTTGAATCCAAACATTCGGATTATTCCCTCCTCCAATAATAATTGGTAACCCCTCACCTAATGAAAATGGGAATCCGCCACCAATTATTTTATTACTACAGATAGTTAATTTATCAAGAGGTAAATAATTGTCTGGTAAATTATTAAATGTAAACATTATTTATCTCTCTTACTTACAAACTGTTGAAAAGGCATATGTGTAGAAAAATGATCTTCTATTCTTTTCATAACCTCTTTTTTGGGATTTGAAACCATTAAACCTATTCCCCAAGCGATACCTGCAAGAATTAAGGAAATGATTCCGCATATCCATTCATAGGGTTCTACTTTTGAAGAAGATAAAAAATTCTGAGCTAGGAAGCGACTCAAACAAGTTAGAAGCAAACCAATTCCGAACATAAAAAGCCCTGTACTTAGAAAATCCCAACTTCTTGCTGGACTTTTTAAATCTTTAAATTCAGCTTCAGTTAAATTGTAATCAGGTTTGATAGTGAGACTAAAACCCTTTTCCATTAAAGCATCATGAACGGAAAGTTTTAACTCAATTATTTGACCATTTATTTGTTCTTTCTGCACATCAATTACACCCCATTTTATTTTAATTGGAGTATATATTAAGTTGATAATAAATCTAAACCTTCCTCAACTGACATTTCCAAATAGTAGAGGCTGGATCCTGTTGAATATGAATTACCCGGAATGAGCCTAAGGCTGTTAGCCACTCATCATCAATCATTGGCTCTTTGGTAATTTCATTCTGCAGCACTGTAGCCTTCTTATCAGTGGCCAATACTCCAAGCGTTTGAATCTCATATTGACTGTATGAGCCAAACAGAACGCCACGGCCAGAATAGTTTTCTTTAACTTCAACATACGTTTCAGTCTTAGGATCCCAATTTGTTTTTGAGATCCGCTCACATGTAAAGGTATGAACGGCGTCCGCTAAATCATCATTAAATGCTTCGGCAATATCTGCCTGAATTTCGTCACGTAAGCCCATATCATGCCCTGTAAAGTGGTATGCCAAAGCCATTAAAACTTGCATTTGGATCTTTCAAATCAAGTGAATCAATAAAATCAATTGCTATCTGTTCAAAGCTAGAGATTGCTTCAGATCCGTCTTGATATTCTTTTTCTGACTCAACAGAATCAGCTTTAACTTTCTTACGCTTCAACTGCTGGTCTTTGCCGTTATAAATTACCTTGGCCAGAATTCCTTTGATAATTTCACATGCAGCATCTTTAAGAAGTGGATCAATTGGATCTGGTACAAAACCAATTCTGTTTTTCATCCATACATTAGCCAGCTTTACCAGACGAGCTTTATCACTGTCTGGTGCAAAATCGCTGCCCAAAATTGAATTTGCGTCATCTACAGTAATAAAGCTCATTGCATTATTCCTTAGGGATTAATTTAAGAAGTTCTGCTTTTGTTGCTGACGGCTTGTAACCAATATTTTTACTAGCCAAATACTCTTTTAATTGATCATTTGACCAGTTTTCAAAATCATTAGCTGCCGTTTCTGTTGCTGGATTTTCTGAAGCATTTCCAGCTTCCAATTCAGTAATACGCGCTTGCATAGCAGCAACATCATTTTTAAAAGCATCAAACTCTGCTTGAATGCTTACTACCTTTCCTTCAGCCGCTTTAGCAGCATTGTCAGCTTGGAGTACAGCATCTTTTAAACGTGAGTTTTCAGAAATTAACTCCGAACTATCACCACTAGCTTGTTCCAAGATTTCGATTTTCTGTTTAAGTTGAGTGTTTTCTTCAACAACTTTTTGCAGTTCAGGGGTAATTCCAATCACGGTACTTACTGTGGCCAAAGTCGTTTTTGCAGGCTCTTCCAATTTGCGAACTTCAACTGGAATATCCAAAGCTTCGTAATCATTTTGGATTTTCGGGTAATCACCGTAAATAATTACTTCTTTAGCACTTCGATTCGGATTTTCGTAATAATCAGGATTGGCAATAGTTCCAACCTCTAACGCAGCTGCAGCAGCAATACGTGTATAAATTAGCTTCATGATGCATTTCTCTTTAATGTAAAAAGAGGGCTTAATAGCCCTCTTATAGTGAGATGTTTATGAGTTAACCAGTTGTTGTGCCAGACAAGTCAAGCAATGTGCCTGCTGTCATTTTGTTGCTAGTAGCATGTTTTTTCCAGTTGGCACTTGAACCAAGTAAAGTAAGGTCAGGGTTTTCGCCTTTTGATGTATCCCAGCTATAACCAAGAATATCTAAGTTGAACGCGCCTTCAGCACGCATTCCAATGCCTAAGTTTTCTTCATCATTGATGTCATAAGCTCGGAAGCCAGGTACTTGTGATTCTGTAACAGTAACCGCACCCATTTGCAAACCAAATGCATCATCATCACCTACAGCATCTGTAACCAATACCGGCTTACCTAAGGTACCTGGTAAACCACCATAGATAACGATTTCAGATTCTCCATAAATTTGCTTAGTGATTGCATCATCGACAATATCGAAATAAGTATCTGAGTTCATCACCCACAAACTAATACGACCAAACTTATCACCAAACTTACGCATACCACGTGTTAGTGCTTTACGGCCATCTACCGCAATACTGCCTTTGGCAACCATATCTGGGTTGCTAGAAATAGCTGCTTTTAATGAGGCTAAACTGTACTGTAAACGTCCTGCAACCAATGCATCTGCTAAATCATAACCAAGAATCATTGCAAATTCTTCAGGTGTACGTGCACGGCGTTTGAATGCCTCTTCAGTGGAAGCATAAGGGCCATATTTATATGGGACTTTTACACCTACAGATTCACCAGAACCAATTTTCTCAGGCACTACTTTGGCGATTGAATTCACATCACGATGTTTGATGCTACCGCCCACTTTGTAGAATGCTTCTTTGTTGAATTCACCTTCAATGATCTCATTACGATAAACAATTGCACCATTAGAGGCTTGGTTAAATACATTCAAATTGTCTTGCAAACGCTCTAAATAAGCAGTTTGTGCCAATTGGTTGTAGATGATCATGTCTGAGTTAACTGTTGTAGTCATAACGACTTATCTCCAAATTTTTAATGATTAGTTCGGCAGTTTTAGGAAGGCATCATTGCCATGTTCTTTGATGTAGTCAGCTTTCTGAGAAACAGACATTTCACTGCGTTTCATTCCTGCAGGCGCTCCACCTTTGCCCCCACCTTGAAAACCGCCACCAGTTCCTTTACCACCTTTAAGAATTAAGTCTTTATGCTGGTATCCACCAACCAATGACTCTAAAGCTTCATCAACATTTGCAAGTTCACCAGGGCGAACACGTGAATAAATCTTTTCGCCGTTCGGATCATATGCAACCACCTTGCCCTCTTCGATTTTGAAGTGATGACCAAAGGTCGCTTGCACCATATCCACAGGTACTGCAATATTGTCTTGAATGTACTTAGAACGAGCAAAACCACCGCCGATAAGCTCTTTATGCAATGAGGCCTCAAGAGCATCACGTTGCTCAACAATCGGAGCATATTTTTCTTCAACTGCTTTGATAGCTTCAGCTTTCACTTTCTCAACTTCACCGGCATCCACCAGCTTTTTATCGTCGAGATTTTGGATTGTTTGTAATGCCTTTTTAGCTGCCACAGGATCATCGATCCCTTCAAAAGCTTTTAATGCTTTTTCGGCTGCTTCTTTGGCTTCACGTTGTGTTTTAGCTTCATTGTTTAAGCGTGCAATTGTTGCTACCGAGTGTGGTGCATCATGTGGCATTTCTTTGCCGTCATCATGAATATAGATCGGCTTATCGCCGTCTACTTCCGCATAAACTTTACCGTCGATTGTTACTGTTTTAAGTTTCATTGGTCATCCAACCTATATACAAAAAAAGGGCATCCGCCCAATAACGCCGTTAGCATCCGCATCCGGCAGGCAATAAAAAAGCGCCCTTTAGGACGCTTAATTTCGATTAAAAACTTAGAAATTTGTTGCAAATAAACGGTAGCCTTCTAGCTCCCAAAGTTTATTTTCTGCGAGCTTTTCTGCGTTACCACGAGCCATACGCTCACCAATTTCAGCATCAAAGTTTTCTGCATTCACACATGCACTAAAACCCGTAGCTAGAAAAAACTTTCCATCTAAAAATGCATGGACAAAAGTAGATGTCGTGCCACCGGGGCGTTGCTCAACCGTATATGTAACACGCTCCATCAATGAATCAATTTGCGCTTTAGTTACTCGGGGAGCCACAGACTTTTCAGTTAACTCTTGCTCTGTTACTTCTTTGATCATTTTCTTCTCACAAAAAAGCACCCGAAGGTGCTAAGGTTAAAAATTAAGTTCTAATTGATGAGTGCAATCGCTTTTAATCTTTCAAAAGTAAAACCATAAATTGCCATGGCTCTTGAAATCTTAATTTGAAGAAAAGGCACCAGAATTAATTTTGTGCTCAGAATATATTGAGCATCTGACATATTGATTTGCTTTTCAGACATTTGTAGTACCTTTAGCTACGTTTACTTTTTATTCCAAACCTCTGATCTAGGTTCATCACCAACTAAGCGGATGCCTTGAGGACCACCCACATCAAATGTTGCCGTGATAGTCGCTGGACCCTCAAAAATACTACAATTCATTTTTACAGAGGTTAATCCACCTAATGGAATACCTGTTTCCTCGTCACAAAGAGCAAGATGAGAAGATTTATCTGAAACTCTTTTAAGTACTAAATGCCTAACTTTTGATTCACTCATAAGCCAAACTCCATAAATGACAAAAGCGCTGTTTGGGCGCTTTTATAGGTGAAAATTGTGTCTAAAGTGAATTTAGGATTGCCTGTCATCGGCGATAATTACTCACAGTTAAATCCAGTTCCAACAAGGTCTTTTTTCAAATTTGAAACGAGAGTTTGTTGTTCCTGCTGTTGTCCACTAAGATAATTTTTATCTAGAGTCTCTGCACCATCAATAGATTTATAAAGCTCTTTAGATTCCTCTAAATTGTCTTTTAAAAACGTGGTGAGGTTTAGTTTCGCTTGGGCAGCTCTACATAAATTATTTTTAGCTTCTAAATCTTGAGTAGCCTGTTTTACTTGACCAGTTGTAGGATCAAAAGAATATGCATTTGACATTGCTGACTCCAAAGCTTCAGACAATCGATCATATTCTTTAAGATATTTTTGACTTGGTTCAGCTAAACAAGTGATGGAAATTAGAGTTAGGCATACAAAAGCTATTGTTTTCATATTGTATAAATTCTGATGTTTTAAAAAATATAACATAAGAAAAAATTACAGACCCAACTCTTTAAAGGTTTTTTCATCCAACTTTCTTAACTCATCTAAGCTATATAAACGGCCTTCAGGATCAAAGAACTTTTCAAAATCAAACTTTCCTTCTTTGAAAAGTTTGTAACGCTTTGGTCCTAACCATTCTTTTTGGAAGAAGTCATCTGTCTTTTTGAAGAACTCTTTAAATGTAGTGTTGGCATCTAGCTGCCCTATTAACTGGCTTCGCTCTTCTTTGGGGATGTCTTTAACTCTACGTTCGTCCATTACAAATGGCCGTTCGCCAACAAGTTGACCGTACTTCTCGACCGGAACCAAGATACTGCGACAGTTAGGATGTAACGGCGGCACTCGCTTTGCCGGATCATTTATTTCCCACACTGAACCATCTAATGAAGCGCAAAGCTTAGAAGTTCGTCCATCTAAAACGCTAACAAATCGGACATATTCAAAGCCAATTTGGTTGAAGCTATTTAGATAGGCTTGATTAGCTACATGACTTCGCACAGTTCTTACCGTTCGCTCAATATCAGTTTTGGTACCATTTAAGATCCCATCTTCATAGTTAAGCCGTTTGGTACCACGAATACGCTGAACAATTTCTTGGTTAGTTTTGCCTGAATTAATACCATCTCGAATTGCATACTCAACCTTTTGACGGGCACTTTCAGCAATTCTTGAAAGCAGATCATCGACAAGAGCGCCACCTGCCAACGGAACTTTTTTAGCGGATAAGAATAGTTTTTCCCCATCAGGCTTATTAATTTTTGCTCCATAGAGCTTAGCTACGTAATTGGCCTCATAAACAGCCAGCGCCGTAGCAGAAACGGCAAAAGCTTCAGGTAATGCTAAATTAACACTGGCAAACCATTGGGCAATCAAATCCCTAATTTCCCTTAAGTTTGAAGTTGTATATTTACCACCAGCTAAAGCAACTTTCTCCGACTCATTAAGCTCATCCAATAAATCCCGAAGCTTAGATAGCATCTTGCTCGTATCATCATTGAATAAAGCCAATAACTCATTTACCGTTTTTGATGAAGCACGATAAAGATAGGCCTGGTGCTGAGTGAGTGCTTCAAATAGTTTTTTGATATCTGTTGCCATCTCACTCTACCTTTTGATTTAAAGTCCCATCTTGCTCTGCTTCAACATTCTGTAGCTCTTCTTCATATTTTTGTTTAGGGAACATACCTGTTTGGTTGTATTCCCACCATGATTTAAATGAAGATCGGCCTTGTAGAGCTGCTTCAAATAACTGTCGAGCTAACTCAGCTAAATAACCCTGTTTGTTAAATTCTTGACTGATTTCGAACATCAAATCATCTTTAGTTAGAACATCCACATTAGGCGTTACAAACTTAGCAGCCCATCGTAATGCTGCTGACAAGGCTTCATTCATATTAACGACACAGAGCGAAAGAACTGAATGCTGAACGGCGTCATCACTATTCGCTTCGGTAGCGGTCTTTTTACTTCCCGAGCTCTTCTCAATTAAACGCGCCCCCATCTCCTTCATTTTTTCCCACTTGTCTTTCATGGCTTCCCGGGCAAGCGTATTAGGATCAGCTTGAACAATACCTAGACCACCATTTTCAGGTAAAGGCAAAAGTACTTTCGCACCAATGTAGATGCCACGTTTCTTGGCTTGGTCATACCACTCCCAATTAACACCCTTCGCATAATATTGAGGTTGCCCCATATAAAAAACGGACTCTTGAAAGTCCGCACTGTCTCTGTAATGGGCTAAATTGAGATTAGCCAAAGGAAGTAATGGTGGCTTTTTAATCTCTTCTGAATTATCAATTGCACCTACAAATGTAAAAGGTATATAGGTCCAGAAATTCCCGTTGTAATCTGTTGGAAACTTCTTCTCTCCGCCAACCCAGTTACCCTTTTCACCCTTTGTGTACACCTGAACGGAATAAATATATTCCCCATTACCCTCTTGCTCTAAACGAAGTACACGATATTGCTCTTGTTCGGTTTTACTAAATCCATCAGCACCGCGCTCAGACCTAAATTCACGGATAACTACGAGACAAAGTTTTTTCTGGTTATCTACCATTACTGAATCCCAATTCACTACATCTATGGCATTCAATAAATGAATCATTGGATAGGCTTTTTGCGCTTTAAATTCCGCTAGATTACGAGCTGGTGGCACATCGGGATAATCTACATATAAAGCACAACGATAATGCTTCAATAAATGGCGAATTCCATTTTGAGCCAATTGATAAGTACTTAAACCAGCACCATTTGCATTACGTTCTAAATGAGCAAGTTCCGGAGGAAATTTAAAACTTGGATCGGTTGCAAAAGCTGCACCAACTAAACTATTTGATGTAGTCCCTGTTACTTCATAAAAGACTGCACGGGTAAGATAAGCCTCATAAGCGCTTTTATTTGCAGGTGATTTATCATGTGCATTTGGCATCGGCAAATATTTTTCACCTTTAGCCTTAACTGCATCTTCACCTTCACAAACATCATCAAGTTTTTGCCAGTATGGCAAGTTCTTAACATATTCAGCATGTTGAAAAGTTACATCACTCATCGAGCAAATCCCATATCAGCGAAGAAGGTTTCAAATCCTTCATGTAATTCATTAAAAGCGTCAGATCCACCATCTACCTGATCGTCATTTGTTCCATTAGGGAAATTCCGAAGTTCTTCAATAAAGGCTTTGTTCCAATCACCTTTAAGCATTCGAACATTCCCAACGTTTACTTGAGCGGCAAAAGGCTGTGCCCGAGTGATCTTGTCACCCGATACTGGTTTTGCAACCACATGATAGCCACTGAGAAGTTTTGTAAATGCCAGAGCTTGAGATTTCCCTGCTTGACCAGGATCCTGAGGAATTCGAACAGTTACGTTTTTTCCATCAAGCTCAGTGGTTTGCTTTAAGCGTTTATTTACATTGTCTGGACCAAGTTGTCCTCTTGTAACATCGACAATGTAAGTAAAACCATCTGCACCAAGAGCTTCTCGCACACCTGCTGTAAAGTCGCCTTCATTCTCTGTAGCGCCAAAATCCCATGCCCTAACTTGTTTCAATACATCCGCAGGCAAAGCATCAACAATTTGAATATTGTCGGGCTTAAAAAAACCGCCTGCTGGCGGTGATGGCATTTGTCGGTACTGCCCGGCAAATACATACGGTGCCGCTTGCTCCATTAGTCTCAATTTTTGGATATTGTGTTTTGCTGGCCACAGTGCGGATCCGTCTTCCTGAATAGCTGAAAGACATAGATGCTCCCACACTTCACCGTTACCACCAGCTACAGGAACGCCGTCTTTTCTATCACCTAGCAACCATCCAGCTAAATCATCTTCATGAAGTCGCTGCATAATCACAATGATCGGCGTATCTGGCGAGTTAGTACGCGATTCGAGTGTGTTCTGAAACCAATCAATTACCCCTTCTCGAATAGTTTTTGATGAAGCTTCATGTGCTTTGTGCGGGTCATCAATAATAATGCAGCCGCCAAAGCCTTTACGAAGTTTTCCTGCACCAAAACCGGTAATCGTGCCGCCTGTACCAGTCGCATAGCAGACACCACCTTGGGAAGTTCTCCAGAAGTCTTTAGCCTTACTATCATCACGCAATGTAAGCTCAGGAAAGACTTTTCTATACGCCTCTTCTTGTACAAGAGTTCGTATTTGGAAGGCATTATTTGCGGCAAGCATTGCCGAGTAACTGATATGAATAAACTCACAGTCAGGCTTCTTACCAAAACACCAAGCCATGAAATTAATTACAGCAATTTCAGTTTTAGAATATCGTGGTGGAACGTTAATAATTAACCGCTTTATCTCTCCGCGATAAACTTTCATTAAAGCTTCGCAGATTTCTAAGTGGTGCCAATTTTGCATCCATTTATAACCACGGCGCTCCTTAAACATGTACCTTGTGAAGAAATATAAATCTTCTTGCGCCTCGATCCGGATGGCTTTATCCCGAGCCGCATCAGTACTCATCTAAGACTTCCCTCCGCGCTTTTAAGTAATCTTCCATTGGAACTGGAATTTCTGAATTAACTGTTTGGACTGGTCCGCCGTCTTTGCCTGTAATTTCTTGGCGATTAGTAAATTGACCACCAATGTCTTTAGCAGCTTGCTCAAGAATTTTTAAGGCTGTTTTGACGTTTCTAGTCTTCTCAAGTTGTCTTTGGTATTGCTTCAATCGGTAGTACTTATTGGCAATAGGAATATCAATTAAGCCTTTATCAAACTCATCTCTGGTTTTTTCAAATAGTTCGACATACTTTTTGCTTAAGTTCTTACCAGCAACCTTTGTAGGGTCATAAGTTGCAACTTGAACACGATCTATATCAACGCCAAACTCTTGTTTTACGAGTTCAGCCACTTCTTGAGGTGTATCACGACAAGCAAGAGACTGAACTATAAAGATTTTCACAGGCTCTTTTAGTGTCGCCATAACTTCCTCATCGTATAACTACGTATAACAAAATGGGCAAAAAAAAAGAGCCATTAGGCTCAATTGATTACACAGTTGCCGCAGCATTTTGAAATATCAAGATTCGAAACAAACGGCGGATTCTTTGCGACTTCAATAAGTCGCTTAACATTTTTGCTTGGTCCATAACGTTTAACTACGCCAATAAACTCTTCAACATCGTGCCCAGCTAAATAATGCTTAGGTAAACCTGTTGAACTACTAAAGATCATCTCGCCGTCTTCATCACGCTCTACGCCTATATGGTAAAGCTCATGTTCAAGCAAAGCACAAAACTCACGATCATTTGCTTTATCGCAAAAGGTAGCATCAACAGTGATTAAATAAGTTGGCACAAAACCAAACCAGTCTCGCATCTGTTGCTCTTGTCGAGCTTTACGCCAGCCACCGACATTGAACATGACTTTTTCGCACTGGCCCAACACCATAGCTTGCTTGCTTTTATATGCAGAAGAGGCCCACGCGAATGCTAAAAATTCTTCATTATCGTGAAGCAGTTCACCTATGTGATCATGATCGGGGTTATAAAGAGGTCCACCAATAGTTAAGTAATTAGCAACAACCCATTTTTTTAGATCTGGTGCCGGTGTTAGTCTAATTGCTTCTTCTTCATCTGCCTGATCCATAAAATCAGTTGGAGGAAATGGTCTGATTTGTTCCATCTTCAATTCTCGCTAATTCACTTTTTATCCAGTTGATGACATATCCCGACAAAATAGAATCTGGATGAAAGCGCTCTATTTTATAACCCATCTCTTCAGCTTGATCATATCGATCAAGACTCCATGCTTTATTTGCCAGCTTTCCACCACGTCCACCAGACCAGGGCCCACCCTCAATTTCAATGAGCAAACGCAATTTCACAATATGAAAATCAAAGCGCCAGTGTTTAGTATGGATCGGTTGAAACTTACTTTCAAAACCAATCGCCAAATCCTCAAGTTCTTCCTTAAGTGTTGCCTCAGCCTCGAGATATTTTTGCTTCGCCTTAGGCAGTGGTCTGGATTTGGGTTTGGTTTTAGGTTCTTTTTTTCTTGTAAGCCAAAAATAATCTTTACCATCCATGCCCTAGCCCCTTAAAAGAAGCCCTCAGGCTTGTTGTTGAGCCGTGCAATTAATTTGTTTTGCTTTGCTATGGCTAAAAAAAATCGCTCATCTAATTGAGCGATCTGTTCTGTAGATAATCCTTTCGTTGTACAGCTTCCCAAATGATTTAGATCTACTTGAAGCTGTCTTATCTCTCGCGTGATTTTTTGAAACTCAGTCATAAACACTCCAAGTAGGCAATAAAAAACCCACCATTTGGTGGGCTTCATTTGTTTGAACTATTATTTAAGATAGATATGGGTATTTTTCAGCGAGATACTTGTTTGCGATTTTAGTTGTTTCTGAATAAGACATTTCAGCACAAAGCCAAAAACGATATGTATTTTCACCAACTTTATAACTCTGGCGGTTGTATGTTGATTGCTTAACATACTTCTTTCAATGGTATCTAATAAATGGCTTTATAAGATCTTCAATTCTTTTCCCAATAGTTACAACAAAATCATTATCAGGCTGAAAATCATTTACACCATTACAAGATTTTAATTCTTTAGGATTTAAAGACTTACTATCTAAAAATTCTCTTATATTGTAATTTAATATATCAAAGACATGAAACTCTTGCTCAATACTCTTTTGAACATTTTCAGGTATATCTGCGATCCTATAAAAACTCTCGCGTTCTACAAAGTATAAATTTCTTGATTTGATTAGTTCTTTATACTGAGTTTTTAATTCTTCTAAATCTTCTTGAGAAATTTCACTGCACTTTTCTAAACTTGGTAATATCCAATAATATAATTCTACAAATTGAATAGCATAATTATGAAAAGCTTTGAACATTGTTTCCGCACTTAATGCTTGACTCTTCATCAGCTCTTGCCGCTTCCAAAAGTATAAACCGAATGCGATTGTGATTGGGGCTGCTAAAATATTAAGGTTTATTACATTATGAACTGAGAGATATACAACCAGTACATAAAAAATAATAATTAGAATAATAAAAAATTTGAATGAACCATCATTAAAAGTATTTTTTTTCATTTTTAATATTTCAAAAGATGTTCTTAGAATTTTAACCTATATTTATATTAAATCTAAATAAAACTTCACATCGTATTTTTATCTAGAAACAAAAAAGCCCACCGTCTGGCGAGCTCTTAAATTCATTTTGGCGATTACTTTACATTTCGCCCATTTTAGAAATCTTTATACTCAAGTGTATACCCAACTGTCAAGCACAAGTTTCTTGAGTATCAGGAAGTTCAAAACGAAATGAACGAGAAATACGCGATCTAATTTCATTTTCCCATTCTGCAACAATAGATTCTCCAAATAACTCAAACTTCTGATAGCTTTTTATATATGCAGTCTTGGTGGCAACAATACCTGCAATTTTCATTTTTTCATTTAACGTATATGGTCGCTTACCAGTACCATTACATTTTTCACAAAACCTTGCCCCATCAGGAAAACCCTTTGAATTAAAAGTTTCAAGTTTTCCTATTCCTTGGCATGCTCCACACATAGCTTTAACAAAAACATGGCCACGCAAAATAATCTCAGCCATACCTTTTGCCAGATTAGTAAGATCACCTTGGGCATTAGTAGGGGTAAATTTTTTCTTTACCATTTCTTTATGAATCTCTACCGCTAATTTATTTCGCGCTCGGAAAAAATTACCTGATTTAATCTCACCACGAACAAACTCAACCTTACCCGGAATATCTTCAATACGGCGTTCGGTTTGAAAATTAAAGTCATACTTACTGTAAAAAGTTTCAGTCTGTTTTTGTGCTGGGGTAATTATTGCGATTCGCTCAAAATCAACCTTTTCAATCAAGACAGTGGCCCAAAGCTTTGCAGCTGGCGATAACAGCGCTAATTCACCTAAAACTACATCTTTCGAAATTTTCTTTCCTTCAGCTTTGCCTTGAGCAATAGCAAGGCGAAGTAACTCAATAAAATCAAACTTTTCAACCAACATAATCGCCTTCCTATTTACCCTTAATTAATAATTCAATTTGCTTTAATGCCATACCGGACTTAACTTGCTCTGTGCTGAACCGTAAAACTGTAAAACCCATCATTGCTGCGGAGTTGTATTTCTCCATATCTCCTAGATAACCTTTGCCCCTCGTATGGCGACCTCCGCACCAGATCCCGCCTTCAACCTCAATCAAAATTTTTGTACCAGTAATCAGAAAATCAGCTCTCCATTTGCGTTTTGGATGGAACTTATATTCCTGTTCAAAACCGATCTTGCATGCTCTTAAATGCGTTGCCAGAACCATTTCACCCACACTTGGTTGTCTGGCAACTTGCTTTGCTGAACGCCGCTTTTTATTTTTCTTTATCGGAAATAACTTGCGGTATTCAGCAATGCTGACTGATGACATCAAGCACCACCTTTCAGCAAATGGTCCAATTGATTAGCAAAGCAGTTATAAACTCGCGCTTTATCCTGATCACCAAAAAGGCTGGAAGAATGAGCATCTTGTTTATACTTCTGAGCCAGTTTTTCAATTGACTCCCTTAGTTCAACCAGAGTGCTTTGCTTTTTACCGCTGAGTGGTTCAATTGAGCGTGATACGTGGTCAGCCATTTCTTTTTCCATATGATCGAAGTAACTTTGACGTGCTAAATCCCTCGACTTGATTAGCTCTGGTGAAATAAGCTTTTCCATTTCACGGCGTTGCGCTTCAATCCATTTACTATCCATTGTTTAAGCCCTCTACAGTTAAAATTGCACTCTGCAATTCATTCATCTTTTGAGTTATCAAAGCGCCTGTTCTTGGATACTTATTTCCTAATCCTCCATTCAGCTTGAAATAACGCCTCATGTAAGCCTTTGCTTCTGGAAGACCACCATACGAATTAATTAATTGCTCAGCTTCACAGTGGTTGCATTTATGCATTTTCACGGTCCCCATATATTGATTCGTGGTCTTTCAAACGCTTTTCTAAACTTGAGAATGTGACTATGTCACCAGAAGCTCGATAGTTAGTAATGGCAGTTTTTACAACCTCATAACCACCAGCCTGATTAATAATTTCAACTGACTTCACCAGACGCTTGAGTTCAGAAAGGTCTACAAAATATTTTTCTCGGTCAGCCTTGCTAATCTCTACACTTTGACCACATTGGAACTCATAACCCTCGTTCCATTCAGTTGCGTTATCGGGTGCTGAATCTACGATTTCCTTCGCGTATTTCAGCCCTTTATCTCTAATTAATTTAGTTGCTTTCATGTCTGTATCCTTTCTCATCTAGCTCTTTACGCGCCAACCACCACAAAACCACCGCACCGCAAAGTACTGCTGTTACACACGAAATGAGTAAGCCACAGCTTAAAATCTCGAATTTAGTCATGATCCTGCCCCACCAAAACGCAAGTCATCCCAGTCACATTCAACTACTGTCAAACCGTCATGTTGAAACCGAGACCATAAACGGTCCCCTAAGTTTTCCTTCAAACCTTGCGCCTTTTCTGTAGACTCAAGCGTCATGTTGGAAATTAAAACTGTCGGCTTTTTTTCGTCATAACGTGCATATAAAACTTTATGAACGAGCTGCAATCGACTCTCGTGTTGGTCGTGCAAACCATATTCATCCAATATCAATAAATCACAGTCCGTGAAGCGAAAAATTGCATTTGCTTCATTGTCATCTGGCTTTGTCCATGCAGTGGCAATTTCATTTGCCATGTCTTCTGAGGTGACGTAACGAACATAACTCCGCTTGTCTAAAACGTTACGAGCAATAGCACATGCAAGATGGGTTTTTCCTGTTCCTGTGCGCCCAACCATAATCAGATTGCGCTTCTTCCCTGAATTAAAATCTTGAACAAATTTATGGCAAGCAGCTTTAGCCTCTTTCTGTGGATCGATACTCACCATATAATTTTTAAATCCGCTTTCCTTGTGGCGCTCAGGGAGTTTTGCTCCGGCAAAATGTTTCTCGCGTACCATGAGGTTGACTTGGTGTGCGTGTTCAATTTGTGATTTCACATACGCTTCATTTGCACATGTTTGGCAAACTGGACGACCAATTAGTAAAACCATTAACTCATTGTGTTTAGGGCAAAACTGATTAGTTTGTACCAGCTCAGTTTTGAATTGTTTGCTCAATGCATTCATAGCATCTCCCCTACATCGATATCATCTGTGGCTGGTGCATACTGTTTTGAATCACCCCAAGCACTGTTTACGTCTCTTGCTGGTGCAGTTTTCATTGGTGAGTTTTGTTTTTTAGGTCTTATCGACTTTGTGAATTCCTGAATTAACCAAGTTGCAAACTTTCGAGTTCGTTGGTTTTCAGTGAGATCAATTTTGTTTTCCCAGTGAGCATTGAAGTTGCCAAGATGAAATTCATAATTTGGCATTTCTAAAACCTGCTCTGCTTGTGCACCCACTTGTGAAGTCCTAAGCACATTCAGCAAAAGTTCACGATTTGGTTTCCAAGATTCTTCTTTCGCTGAAAAATTTTCAGCCGCGTTTTGTGTGTGAGTATTTTCTTGTTCTTGCTCCTGTTCCTGCTCCTGTTCCTGTTCCTGGCTTCGAAGGGGCTTTGAAGGGGCTTTGAAGGGGCTATCTATTTTGGCGTTTTCGCCACGCTTTTGAGTCATACAAAATGCTTGTGCATATTTATCGAAAAAGCTTGATAAATAAGGGCTTGACGGCAATGAGTCATACTCTTTTTGCACGTTCTTACAGCGGTTATCGGCTGGCTTTAATGACTCAGCTACTTGAAAACGTGCCATCTCGTGCACCCAGACTGTCTCCGTGGCTTCGTCATAGCTACAAAACCCCGCTTCACAGGCTCTTTGAAGCCCCTTAGAAGCCCCTTCAAAGCCCAAGCCAGTTTCATGAGCAATATATAGAAGGGGTATGTAATACAAGCCAAGCATGTTCGCGTGAGGGCTTGTCATTAAATACATAGCGACAATTAAGCCTTCAGGTGTTTGACGAAGTTTTTTTCCCGTAGTTCCCGTCCAGAAATGTGGTGAGACTTTCCCATAGTCACGCATGGTTATTTATCTCCTTTGAAGGGGGTTCGAAGGGGCTTTGAAGGGGTGATAATAATCATTACTTACCCCTTTCAAGCTTCACTAATCCGCGCATTTCCAACTGACGAATAATTCTTGGAGGAATAAATTCGTTGTTGATTTTGTAGCGAATGCGCGACTTTTCTTTCACCTGAATTAGTTTGTGCCCATCTTCCATGAGACGGCGAACTGCTATAGCCTGCCCCCCCATATGAGTTAATTCTTCAAGTTGATAAAATCTTTCCTGAGCCTCAATTGCGGCATTCATAACTGAAAGCGGCATGGCTGCTAATTCTTTAGCCGAATAGATCTTTACTGGTTGTTCCAGTGGAATTACCACCTCTAGCGGTGTGGTGGAAACGGAAATATCCTGTTTTCTTCTTGCTGCATATCTCACTTTTCACCATCCTTTGGCTTAACATAGCCACCAAACGAATCAACCAAACACGCTTTGGTTAAGCTGGTTACAATCTGTTGTGCTAACCACTGCGTTATGCGAAATTGACGAGCCATAGCCTCTGAAAATTCAACCTTGGTTACCGCCGCATTATTTTCGTCATACCCCTTGTTGCGTAAATTTTGCTTTTTCACCTCAAATAGGTGGCCAAGTACTCGCAATGCAGGCTCATAGAAAGATTGGATTTCACTTTGCTGGCGAGAATCTTTGATTTGGTGTGTAAAGCTGTTCATGACACCTCCGCTAATGCTTGCTCAGCTTTTGTTAGGCGGCGTTTAGCGTTGAGCTCTGCTACTGTTGCTGTACGGATTTCTTTTGATGAAACCAGAATCAAATGATTCTCTGATTTGATGGTCCATAAACTAGTCAAAGTTTTATTTTTAACTTCAAACAAATCATTTGATTTGAAAGTACGGCACTCTTTAGTAAGCACTACAACGTCACCTATTAAAAAATCTGGTGAGTTGAGTTCGATTGGTTGTTCTGATAAATTGTTTGTGTTCATTTGATCCACCTCAATTGAATGCCTAACCACTCCTGTTCGCGCAGGTAGTGGTTTTTTATTTGAATAAAATCCGCATGTATTCAGGTGAAGTGAATGCATGTGCTAAATAAACTCGCGTTGCTTCTGCAATTTCAGGTGAGCAATACACATCACTTTCTTGCACAACCTTCAAACCAATGGCTGTCAACAAAAAGCTAATAAACTCAATCTCAGTCCATCCATTTGATTTCTTTTCTGTTTTCATCCGTGAAAGGATGCTCGCATCGACATTTATCATTTCTGCTACTTGTCTTTGGTTGCTAGCGTTAAGTGCTTGCAATATGAGAGATTCGTTATTGCTAGCGCTTGCAGGCAATTCATTTAATACTTTGCTCATGGTTAAGGTCCTAAGCGATTAATGATCCAAGGTTTTTGCTTTTTGTCGTCTGGGGACGAAGTTCAATCCAAATATCTTGATAGTTATCAGGGAAAAGTTCTTTTCGTGTTGTTAGACCAAGATCTTCAGCAATAACTGCTAGCCTGATTTTTCTATCAAGGGGAATAGCTTTCCATCCACTAACTGATGACGGAGCAATCCCCAGAAGTCTTGCTACCGCTGTGACACCACCTAGCTTGTCTATAAGTTGTGCGTCATTCATAACGTGCTCCTAATTTTTCTTTAATTATTAGGCATTCCTTATATTAAATCAATAGGAATGCCTAATTTTATTTATGTTAGGATTTCCTAACATTGTGAGGATAGTTGTATGAACACTCTTGCTGAACGACTTAGATATGCCATGGAAGTATTGCCACCTAAAAAGATCAAAGGTGTCGAACTTGCTCGTGCAGTAGGAGTCAAACCTCCTTCTGTGAGTGATTGGCTGTCTGGAAAATCCAAAACAATGGAAGGTGAAAATTTATTACGTGCTTCAAAATTTTTGAATGTTAATCCTTCTTGGCTTGCATCTGGCACAGGAGAGATTCAATCAAGCACGAGAGATAAATTTAAACAACTGGATATCGAAGCCTTCAAAAAGAAATACAACATTAGTGATAGTGATGAAGCTCTTTTATTTTCAACAATTATCGAAAAACCATTTATCCCGTCATCTAAGCGTTGGGTTCCTGTAAAGGCGTACTCTAAGATGGGAATGGATGGTTATTTTACTGACATGGGTTATGAAGGAAATGCTGGTGATGGATATGTTCCAACCCACTCAGCAGGACCAAGAGCCTATGGCATTAAAGGCACTGGCGACTCAATGTTTCCAGCAATTCGTAATGGCTGGTATGTTGTATGCGACCCTGATGCAGATCTTGTGCCGAATGAGTTTGTTCAGGTGTGCTTGAAGGATGGAAGATGCACAATTAAAGAATTTGTCGGCATCAATGGTGGGGTTTTAAGTTTGCTTTCTGTGAATGGTGGTGAGCGATTTTTCTTTGAAATGGACGAGGTTGAAAGTATTACCGCTATTACAGATATCGTGCCGCCAAGTCAGCACAGACAAGAACATCCTTATTCGCATTAATCACAGGAAGACTTATGGACAACTCTAAACTACCAATCAACCAGATTATTGCTCGCATCAATGATGCTGCGAAACATGGTGAAGCTTTGGTGCTAACAGCCGAAGAAGTGAAGATTCTTTCTAAAGATATTGGCGACAAAGTCTTTATTCCTGTGCTTACTAATGAGCAGGTCGTGCAGTTGGTAAAAGAAGGAAAGCTTGGGCAGAAGATTAATAAAACCAAAGATTAATAAACTGTGAACCCGACACAGTCTTTACAACAGATCGGGAGGGGGTAAAGATGACTAAAAAGCTTACAAGAAGGAGAAAGGTGTACTACAAATCAGTAGTTATGCCATCCGCAAAAAACAATCTACAAGAGCTTTTGCAACTAGCATTGCAAGAGGGCTCCCTAGTTTATTTAGCTAAAGATAGACATCAACTTATTAACAGCTCATCTAAAGATTTCATTCTGCTAAACCATCATACTACCTATAATGGGATGCTTTTTGGGCAATTAGTTTTTGTTGAATATGATGTTACCAAAACTTTTCTAACCCTTGATGAGACGACTCAAGAGTACTCAATAGAACCATTCGATATGGCTAAGATTCAAGGGAAAACTAGTGGAACTAAAACTGAAGACCTTAAAAATCAATTTATTAATTCAATATTGTATTTTGGTGTCTTTGAAAACCACTTAGTCCTAATGCAATCTCCTGCTTTAAAAGCAAACCATTTAGAAGATTACTTGAAATGGCTTCTGTCTAATGCAGGGTTATTTGACGCAACAGAATTCTTAAGTCTTAGCGATAAAGTAAATGAAGAATCTCAGAAGATCCTGAAAAAAAATCCAGCTAAAAGCCTTCGTATTGGAGCCAATCTTGATAGCATTCCTGTTTCACAAGATGAATCTTCTGGAGCAGTTCTAACTGAAGCTAAATCTGCCTCATTTAACGTTATAGGCAATGGTATGGATATAATAAAAACCCTAATTGGGGCTGATAAACTTAAGGGGCTAAAACTAAAAGACAATCTTGATTCTGCTAATCTAAAAATGTATGTCGTCATGACATACAATAATAAAACAACAGAAAGCGGACAGAAAGTTATCGACACTGTTGCAAATGCTTTAAGGAACATGCCAGACGATGATTACCAAATTGTACTTAAAAATGGTGGTACAATTAAGGCTGGTGAGTTGCGTATATCTAAAGAGTTGACGCTTGACACAATCAATGGTGTGATAAATGAAAGTAATCTTTGGTCACAAATGCACACATGGTTGATGGGGAATATTAGCCCTACTACTTAAAAAATTGAGGTTAACATGAATGTAAAATCTATTAGATTTATTAATAGTTTTCATACTATATCTCTTAGTGTGATGGCTATAACCTCATTAAGTTATTTTGTTATGCATAAACTGAATTATGTTGCACCACAAATAAACCCTTGGTGGCTGGGGCTTTCTTTTTTTGCACTTGGGGTATTAATCCATTCACTTCACTCACTGAATGCTTGTGGTGAATTGAAGGAACTCTCTAACAGCGAGTCCGATAGAATAAGTTCTTCTATTACGTTAAGGAGTAAAATGATAAGGAATTCTATTCTTTTTTATTTTATTTTTGTCTCAGCTTTAGGTGTTTTGATATGGACTGGTTTTAATACAAATTTAGCACTTTCTTTATTGGTCGCTTTAATTTCTACCTTACTCTTATCTTTGTGGGGTGCATTTAATGATTACATTGAGTTCTCGGAATTTAAGCGTACTATACAAGCAAGAGCAAATAAGATCACAGAGCAAGAAAGAATAAGAAAAAAAATAAAGGAAGCATCAAAGTAAGTCTTATGTAGAACCAAATAACCCACCCCGTGTGGGTTTTCTTTTGTCTATTAAAACACAAAAATTAGGTATTTCTAATTTTATTAGGAATACCTATTGACTTAATAATTAGGTTTACCTAATATTTATCTCACAGACAACAAAAAGCACACCGCCCCTCCCCAGGTCCGATGTGCTTTGCAAACTGCGAGATCAATTATGAACGTAAAAGTTAACTCATTCAACTCATTTGCATTTGTCAGCATGGCTGCTCTTGCAATTTCTGGTGGTTCTTTAGTTGCTTGCCAATTGCAGCCAGCTTTCCAAGCAAAAGAAGCCCCTTCTCTATTTACCCCTAAGACTCAACCAAGTACTTACGGTGTCTTAACTGCCAAAATCACAGGTAAACATTCTGGCGTTGCCGTAATCAAATTAGATAGTTTCCGTTTAAACGTTAGCTTTGATTTTGAAGCTCATCCAGACAGTTACGGCGTTCCGGGTTCTGAATTCACTGCTGTTGAAATTACTCAACTCACAGTAAATGAAATTACTGATGTTAATGGTAAGTCATATAACGATTTCACCGAATTTGAAGACATCCGAAACATCAATGGCCTTCTAAAAGGCTTCATCGAACGTAACAAGTTGGTGGAGGCTGAACATGTCTAATTTCAAAAAGCACCCTGACGGCTACAAGTCATTTTTAGGCCGTGATGATAAGGGCCTCTACTCTGTTCGCATTGGCTGGCAAGTGTACGCATCTAATGCTAATGGCTCAGTTCTTTACAAAGTTAAAGACGGAGTTAAGACGCCTTTAAATGTGTTCAGGTTCCAAACTTCTTATCCAAAAGTTTGGAATGAACTCACGCAAGAAATCGATTTTCAGCGCAGAAAGCAGCTCGCAATAAAACTGCGTGAAACAAACATCCCTACCTATGACCGCAAAGCTTATAAAACTAAGCGCGGCTTCACCGGCTCTAGATGAGGATAAGAAAAATGGCTTTACCGATTATTACTGCTGACCAAACTTTATTGGTTCAAGCAATTATTGTGTACCTTTACGCTGATCCGGGTTTAGGTAAATCATCGATGGGCTTTACTGCGGAAAAAGCAATTTCTTTTGACTTTGACCGTGGTGCTCACCGTACTGGTGAATTACGTCGTGGTGCGGTTGTACAGGTTCAACAATGGAGTGATGTTGCAAACCTTACTCCGCAGGACTTAGCACCATATAAAACCGTAGTCATTGATACCGTGGGTGCAATGCTTGAATGCATTAAAACCCATCTATTGCTAACTGCTAATAACCGTCAAAAAGATGGCTCTTTAAAGTTAAAGGCTCAAGGTTTAGCGAACCAAACGTTCAAGCAATACATCAATACTTTGATCAGTTTAGGTAAAGATGTTGTTTTCATTGCACACGCATCAGAAGATCAAAACGGTGATCAAATTATTTACCGCCCAGATCTAGGTGGTAAAAACCGTAACGAGCTTTACCGTATCGCAGATGTCATGGGTTATCTAACAACTGTTACTACTGGTGAAGGTAAAAATGCCCGCGTTATTAATTTCAAACCTTCGCCTACACATCATGCGAAAAACTCAGGTGCTTTAGGCGGTGAAACCGGTGAAGTATGGGTACCTGATCTTAAAGCACACCCTACTTTCTTGGCTGACCTGATTACTCAAGCTAAAGATCACATTAACACCTTAACGCCTGCACAACTTGCAGCAGCTAAAGCCCAAGAAGAGCTAGAAAACTGGAAACAAAGCTGTGAAGAAGCTGAGCATGCAGGTGACCTTAATCAATTAACTGAGTCGCTTGATAAAGAACACATGTATTACCAGAACATGCGACAAGCAATGTTAATGAGAGCTAAAGCATTGAATTGCACGTTTGATAAACAACGTGGCACTTGGATTAGTCCCCCTGAATTTAACGGCATCTCAGATCAACAAAGAGACGAACTTCAAAACTTTATTGCTGAACGTGGCCTAGACGTAAAAACAGTATGTGAGCACTTAGGTATCGATGCCCTTATTCAAATTGAAGCAGCAAAACTTAAGGCAGTTAAACAAGACATTGAAACATTAGCTAAAACGGGGATGACAGCATGAAAATACTAAATAAAGTTGAAGCTAAACTTGCTTGGGCCAACGGTGAATTACTTTTAGTAAATAATACTGAGCGTAATGGCTGGGAACCATTTAACCCTTATGACTTTGGCTTTGATGTTTTTGATAAATTCGAATTTCAATTAAAGCCTAGAACTATTTTTATTGGCGAATTTGAGGTACCTGAACCATTAAAAGAAGCGCCAGCTAAAGGTTCTACTTGCTCTTACCCAAGTCCAACTGTTGAATTAGGTGTGCAGCAGTTTAAGTGGAATGGTTCAAAAGGACAATTACGCATGCTTCAGCATGGCCAAGTCCACTCAAGTTTTGATAATGCTTTTGCTCATTGCTGCGCGATTATTAAAGTCAGTGGTGGTGAGTTTGCTGAAGATATGCTCAAACTTCTGAACAAGCCAACTGATGAAGTTGAAGAAGAAAAGCCTTTAGAAAATGAAGTTGAGAAATCACCTCAGGTTAATACTGAAAAAACAGTAATTGAAGAGCCTACTAAAGATTTAAAAGAGGATCTCGATAGTGCAATTGTTGTTACTGAGGGGCCTTATGTTTCATCATCCGAGGATCTATTAGTTCCAGAAACTAACGAGCCTAAAGTAGATCCAGAATATCAGCAAACCCTAGATACTCTTCTACAGCGTGTAAAAGAGTCAAAAACACCTGCAGAAGTAAATGCGGTTTATCGTTATACCCGCACATGGGATGACGAACAAATGAAGCCTATCCTTCTCGCCACTCACAAACGTCTTGAAGAGCTAGAAAAAGAAAAGGCATCTGCTAATGAGCCACCCTCTTTAATGGTTCAAATCCAAACTGCACCAGACCTTACAACGCTAGATGCTTTGGAAATAGACGTGGCTGCACGAGATCCGCAGATTCAACCGAAGCTAATGGGGTATGTGAGAAAACGCCGCTATGAATTAGAGAATCCTACACCTACTCAACCTGAAGCTGATCCTGATTATCTATTAGTGGACGGTTTCTAACATGAAAGATCAGTACAAGAAAGTGAGCCAAAAACACATGCTTGGTTTTATGTACTACTTGCAATTGCTGGGCTACGTAATAGTCCGGCAAGGCATGGACCAAGCAATGTTTCTAACAAAGCATTATGCGGTACCAGTTGCTTGGCGGCGCATAACGATCGACTATCACAACCGATTAAATAAACCTGCCCAGCAGCTTTATAGAGAGTTTGTTGAGTGGACTAAAGAAGAATATTTGAGGGCTTAAAAATGGAAGTAAGAATTAAATCTGTAAATGGCTCAAGTCCTTTACCAGCAAATTTACAAATGGATGTTGTTTATAAAGCTGTTCGCATAGATGCCAATCGAATGAAAGTAACTTGTGATGATGGTCAAGTGATTACAACAAGCATTTCAAAATCTGGTTATTTGGGCGATTGGGGTGAATGGGAAATTTTAAGTGAGGATTCTCAACAATGAGCAAAGTTATTGGTGAAGTTAATTTGAGCCCTAGCTATATTGAAGGTACTCCGGATCAGGTAGCTGTTCATATTTTTGAAAAAATCATTTGTCCAAGTACTGAAGAGCTTCTCAAAAATAATCCTGAGGCTGCAAAGGTTTTTGCATACCATATTTTTGGTTTAGCGCTTTCTCAGCTAGCTGAATTCCATTCAACTAAAAGTTTAGATAAAGCTGTAACCGTTACTCTTCACAACCTTTTGCGTCAATTGAAGAAAGAACGTAATGAGTTGAGGAGCTAATGGATGAGTGAAGTAAAAGTTAAAACATGTGATTTTTGTGATGATGGAAATGGTGAATGCATTTACCCCTATTACGGTCTTGCCCCTCATATTCACACAAAGCCAATTGGGGGCACCGTATTTCTAAACGAGTCATTACCTGAAAACTTCTGTCCTGATGGGGATGGTTTAGGCATGTATACACATTGTCTGAATTGTGGGGGTGACGGCACCTATGAGGGTACTCAATTAGAAGTTAAAGCGGAAAGTAAGGAGGAGTAAATGTTAAAAGATCTGAGAAATCTATCTGATGCAGAGCAACAAGAATATTTGGATCGCTTCATAATGGCTAATGAAGAACAGAAGTTTCCTCAAGAGGTTGTAGCACTTTATTTAGATTGCTCGCCTTGGACATTAGCTAGAATGCGTTGTGATCAATCATCACTGCCTTTCTCGAAAATTGGGAGACGTGTTTCATATAAAAAGAAAGACGTTTTGAAATATGAGCAAAGCAAGACTGTGCTTAATACAGCACAGCTTGCAACAGTTTAAGGCGGTTAAACCGCCTTTATTTCTTTTAATCTTTCTGCCCAAACAGATTGGTAATTAAAGCAATCAATCTTGCCTTGATACACCGCTTCAATCATGTTCATTGAAGCTCTTAATTCCTCATCTGGAATTTGAACATATCCACCTGTCACATCAATTCTTGGTTTAGCCGTGTGATTAAGAAGTCTTTTTGTCACATAAATATTAAATCTTAAAAGGTTGCATATAGTGGCAAATGTACGGCGGAAATCATGCATTGAAACGTAATAGTCAACTTCTTTACCCACTCTATTCAATAATGTATCTACCTTAGTCGCATGCATATTCCACGAAGTAGGCATCTTAGTAGCTGGGAAAACCCAATCGTTTTCTCTTAATAACCAACGTTCACGCAAAATACTGTGTAGATGATCACCAATAGGAAAAGTATGATCTGAACCATTTTTGGTATCTCTAAAAGTTAAAGTACCATTTTTAATATCTACATCAGCCCACTTTAAGCAACATGCCTCCTGTTTACGGCATCCCGTATACATGCACATCAATACGATATCCCGATGCGTGTTTGACCTAGCAGTATTTTCCAGATTCAACTCATCTTCATAATGAAGCACCGCATTGTAATATTTGTGAATGATGTCTTTATGGAGATGTCTATCCCTACTTGCTATTTTATTCCAACCTCTGGTTACGGAAATAATGTCAACTGGATTACTTTTAAGAATCGGGTTCTCATCTGTTGAATAAAGAACATGAATATACTTCCATAAGGTACCTAAAAGAGATACAGCACCATTTGCTGACGACTCACTTACTTCTGATACCTCAATAAATCGATCCAGTACTTCTTGCTTAGATATCTGGAAAAGCTTTTTGTTGCCCCACCCCAAATATAAATCAAAGTACTTACGGTACTGCCTAATTGTTTTTGGTCTAAAGTCATTTCTATCAATATAAATTTGAAGAGCTTCATTCACTGTAATATCTAAAGGATTAGCAACATTCTTTAATTTGATAGGCTTTTCATATTCATTGTTTGAAATTTTCGCCAGGATCATCTGAGCTTTTGCTCGAGCATTTGTTGCAGGAATATCGGTGGTTTTACCAATTGTCACTCGATAGAGTTCACCTTCATGCCTCCTTTCAACAATATAGGTTTTACTTTTATTAGTTACCCGAACAGCAAAACCGATCAGTTCTGCATCTCTATATATTTTTTGACCTTTTTCAGTTAATGGAATAGCATCAACAGTAGATTTGTTGAGTTTCATGTCTTAAACCTGTTTTAGCGAACTTTGATTTAACCATGTTTCTCAACAGTCTACAAATAGTCTACAAGCTTTTTCAGTTAACAATAAAATACGTCATTTTTTGATTATAAATTATTGTTTTCATTTACTTTAATAAAAATACAAAAACCACAGGTATATTATAAAAAAAGTAGAATCCACCGAGTCTGGTTTGAATTGTAAGTGATGGGAGCAACTGATAAACCTTATATCTTCAATAAGTTAGAATTTCAGATAATTGTATGTATATCTACATTAGCCTTACTCGCAACTCAACAATCTACACACAACCTCAAAAGGATGCATCATCAATTGCATATTAAGTAAGAATACACATCAATTTACTGACCGGCGCAATTCTATCATCTAGATAAAAAACTAATAGCTTTATTGCTTTTTAAAATACAAAGCATAAAGCTATCACTATCAATCTTTAATCAAATTTTAATCTCACTTCTTCAATTTTTAGGTCTAGATAATCAATTTATTAAAAGGCTTTTATGTGAAAAGTTTGGCTATAGATAATTAAACAATGGGTAACTTTATTTAAAAGTAGATATACTTCACGCCAAAGTTTGTTCGATACTTCTCAACATGCCTAACACCCCTAGCTTTTGGCGCAGTCTTTTCCGTCTCGTACATATTTACGCTGGTATTTTTATTGCCCCATTTATATTTATTGCGGCATTTACAGGTCTTCTATATGCAGTTACTCCTCAGATAGAACAATCTATCTATAAAGATGCACTATATGTTCAGCCTTTAAATAAAGATATGCACCCACTAAGCCAACAGGTTGAAGCAGCAAAAAAAGCGATGCCCGAATCTGCACAAATTACAGAAGTTAGGCCGGCACCAAGTTCCATACAAACAACACGAGTTATTTTTTCTGATAAAGCTCATCATTTATATAATGAAGCTATTTTTGTAGACCCTTATACCCTTTCTATCAAAGGTCAGCTTGCTGTATATGGAACCAGTGGAGTATTACCATTTCGCACATTCTTAGATCAATTGCATAGTAATTTATTACTTGGAAAATGGGGACGTTTTTATAGTGAACTTGCAGCAAGTTGGCTCGGCATTTTGACTCTGACCGGACTATACAGTTGGTGGAAACGTCGTCAAAACTTCAAAATTAGACAAACGCGGAAAAACTATTTATTAAAGTGGCATAGTTCTATTGGCTTGACCTTATTACCACTTTTATTGTTCATTGCGATTACGGGCCTTACATGGTCCCAGTGGGCCGGTGATAATATTCGTATTGCTCGTCAATGGCTAAATTGGCAAACGCCAACATTAGCCACAACTTTAAATAATGCCCCATTACCAAAAATGTCTCATGATGAGCATAAAGAACATCATGGTATGGTCATGGAAACTTCGGATTTAGAGATCATGCCAACCGAATTCGATTCTGTATTAGCAATTGCTAGAGCAAATGGAATTCATTCAGCCCAAATACAAATAAAACCACCAGTTGATGCAAATCAGGCTTGGACTGTTACTGAACTACAGCGCAAATGGCCAACACAGGCAGACAGTGTGGCTATTGATTTACATCAACAAAAAGTCATCGATAAATTAGCTTTCAAAGATTATTCATTATTTGCAAAGCTTACACGCTGGGGAGTCGATGCTCATATTGGCGTGTTATTCGGTTGGGTCAATCAGCTTATACTGGCTTTATATGCACTTGGACTATGCGCCATGATTATTTATGCATATAAAGCTTGGTTTAAAACATCTAATTTAAAACTTACGACTAGCCATTTTGTTAGCCAAACTTTGTTGGTCTGGAAGCGTGCAAGCAAGCAACAAAAAATAATCACAGCACTTACACTTATTATTTTAGGAATTAGCTTGCCCATTTTCGGATTTAGCATATTGATCACACTGTTTATATTGCTAATACGAAAACAAAGCTCTCTAAAAACCAACTAAAAACCTATGATACTTGCCAACTCACCTTCTTAATTAAATAAATAGTGAGTTGGCAAATAATTAATAAGTCACTGTAACAACTATGCTATCTGAATAGTTACCAGGCGTACTTGAAATAGCGGTTCCTTGCGGAATTTTTCCATATACATTTGAAATTTGACTAGTGCCAGATCCCGTCTTTGATACTCCTCCAGAACCACCCACAGCAGTTATACCACCTGTAGTATCCCATACTGTGCTATAAGCAGTATCTTTGTATAACTGATAAGGAATGTATTGACTACTTCCATTGGTCATACGTCTAAATCCACCGCTTATACGATTATTGCCGTCCCCCAAGTAAATGCTATAAGGTGTTCCATTGTTGCAAGTTGCATTAATCGCACCTTGAGCCGTGTAGTCACGACTTGTTGTACCAATATCACCAATATTGCCAAAATCGACATTTGATGTGGAATCTAACTGACAGAAACTTGGTACTACATAGTTAGCTGTAATCGTCATATTACCCGAGTCCCAGCCACCGCCACTATCACCCTCACATACACTGCTTGAATTTGCTTACATGTCCCAAAATACTTGAACGGAGCCAATATAAGTCCCTACCGGATAGGCTGTTAAAGAGCCCGATCTTGCTGGAACTTTAATACTTACTGAGTAACTAATAATATTATTTGGTGCCACCGTAGTCACAGGACCATACCAAAAGTTTGAAGTTTGATTTGCAGTAGAAGAACCTGCTCCGCCTACAGTTGCAATAACCGTATAAGGTAATGAAACATTACTATTTGAAGTAGTTGCTCCAGTAAATACTGTCTTCATGCACATATATCTTGATATTTGAGCAGTACTCCCAACATTCGTACACCGAATAGTTCCAGTATAAGTAATGGTAGCGTCACTATTAATCGTTGCTGCTGTATAATTATAAGTACTATTTGTGGTTCCAGTTACCGTACAGCCAGCATGTGCTGAACTAAAAAAAGCATAAAGCACAAATAACAGTAAACTAGCTAAAACATACTTTAAAGTAGATGAAATTTTTTTGGCTAGCATGTAGGAACTATGACTTACAATACTTATTGACATACATAAGGCCCCAATTTTTTAGCACTGTATTGCTTACTTTCATAAGTGAAATTAATTTGACAAGTACCATGATCGAGAAGATCTACTTCAAGTTTGTTTTGTCTTAATAAGTTTGGAACGAATACTTCACCATCGTAGCCCACTACAGCATCTTGCTGTCCATTAATTCGAACGCTATAGCCTGGTAATAATGGCGTGTTGTTTTTATCAACTATTCTCACCAAGCCTGAAATAACCCGATGTGCACCAAAGTCAACCAAGGTTCCTTGACGATAGCCCACAAGTGCGGTCTGATTGGTAGTCGTCACATCCCATTCCAATGGTAAATAAGATGGATCTAGATAAATATTATGAGATTGATACGGTCTTAAATTCGCAATTAAGAATCTTCCAGACTTATCAGTCTCTCCTAAATTTACTCCACCATTTATAATCTGGCTTTGCGGTCCGGCATTGGTAACAACAGCATAACCATCCCCTATTTCATTGGCCGCAAATATACGTCCTGCCGCCGCAACCAACGATCCGGTCGCTGAAAGTGCAACCTGGTCATTATCCCCAATTCGGTTATAACGACCTGTCAGGTACGCAGCCCTTGCTCGGTACGAACCATAGATCGATGCATTGTTAGTATGCGCATCCTGATCTCGCTCTACATATCCACCCCATCCAAATGAGCCAATGTGTGGATCACTAAATCCATTTACTTCTTGTCTATACGTTGTTTTACCACTGTCATTAGAAAAACTTGTTATTGCATTAACTTTTATAGATGGCGTATAGCGCAGCGCAAAGTAAATGCCATAGTCCTTATGGTTTTCATAATCCTTATAAGCTGAACTATAAAAACCCCAGTTCTTGTTTAAACTTCCGCTTAAGTTCGCAGACAGTAACTTATACGAGTTATCACTGTACTTGATCTGGTTATAACCGACATAAACACCATAGCCTGCATAAAAGTTATAGTTAATCCCTGCCCTAATAATCTCATCTGCCAGCGCGCTATAGCTAAGATAGTTCTGTGGCTCACCACTAATCTGGTTATCTTTTAAATACCGGATTTGAGACACACGGGCCAGATCAAAGTAGTTATCAAATACTTTGCGGTAACTGGTGTTAAATGAAATGTTCTTGCTAATACGCCCCTCTAAACCAACCAGAGCCGAATAGCCGTTTTCATCCTTATACTGACTGGCGGCAATGTCGGCATTAATCACCCCCACACCAAACAAATTCTTGGCGAAACCTGTGCCGAGATTCGTCAAACCATCTGTTGAGGCTTCCACACCCCCACTTAAGGTTAGTGAATTGCTATAACCATAACGAATTGCACCAGAGGCAAAAGTGACATCATCATAATCGTTTGAGTACAGCCCATAGTTGTAGCGTGGAACCCCAACATCTACTGAAAACTCATTTATGCTTTTTGCCAGAATCTTCGATGAAAAGTAGTAAGGTTTTTTAGTAATGATTTGCTGACCTGTGGCATCAGTCGTTACCAATGTGACTTCATTTCCGGAAATAAACGGCAGCTGCTTAATGTCAAACGGGCCTGACGGAACAAGTCCTGAATAAATCTTTTGCTGGTTAACGTATAAGTCCAGTGTTGAAGGCAGTGCTGCCGAACCGGAAAATTGCGGCAACGCCGAGGTAACAATATCACCACGCTGGGTATAGGCACTCGACCACTGGAAACCGGCAAGACGAACACTACTGCCCCAGTCCGA